GTTGTTAGTGACTCGTGAGACACGAAAATCCACAACGCGCAATCAAGGATTCGCCCCATGACGCGTGGTGTGTTCTAACCAACAGAACATTCAGTTTGCACAGTACCCTATGACCCCGGTACCCACGGAACGCACTCCGCAATGGTGGATTTAGTTGACGCAATGACGCGACAGCGATTAGGGTTTACTCCCAGGTGATGGTCAGACTCACAGATCGTTCAAAGCCATTTGCAGTAACGATGAACTGTGAATGAGTCCTAGCTCAGTTGTTCGTAACGTCTCGGTCAATCGATCAACGGCTTCAGCACTAAGATTGTAGTGCCGGTAAGCATAATACAAGTACTCAGACCGTGTGCAAGACAAAGGTGCCTCGTAGCGGTGTTTATACTCATTATAAGCTTCGTTGATGACTTTCCCCGAGCCACATCTTTGAGCGATGTTCTCTCCTAGAGCCTGTAAGAGAGGATCGAGTTGCCCAAAGTGCAATAAAGTGTGTGACATCCCGCGTAACCAAGCAATTTGATTCTCATGTGTTCTGTCAACTCTATCTGTTACAAGGCGTGCAAGCAACTTGCCCACCTTAGGTACGAGTACGAAAGTGCCAGCGGTTGCGAAAAACCTGCCGGAGCAAAACTCAACTTCAATGTAATCAGTCGATGCTTTGACTTTAACTTCCATGCCCATAATAGCGTACTTCATTAGCAGACCAAGGATGCCCCCCCATGACGCTAGTGTGTTTTCAGTGGTTATGGTGATGCTATCGTCACCACACACAATTGAAATCCACAACTTCCCAACACCACAAATCTCATATTTCATTGCGGCATTGAGGAGTGTGTCACCTACACTAGTGTCAGGCCATCCTGACTGCATTGTGAAAGGTACCGAGTACTTGGTACCAAGGCCAGATCTTCCTTTTGCGGTTTTGCGCCTCAGTCTTTCAGCAACTTGTGCGCGAAGTGTCTTCTGGTAAAACCGGTTAAGGAAGTTAAATGGTCCCTTGCGTAGATGCATGTCGAAACGACTCTGGTCGTCCTCCACATTTGTGACTTGGTCGTCAGCATCGCAAAGTTCCCCGATAAGCCCATGCGCATTTCCAAATTCGAACCCAATAACTTCGTTGGACATGCCGCATGTGTATATCACTTGTCTGCCTTCACGGATTGCGCCTTGACACCAGTCCAGCGGACGCAACCCCTCTCTCACGTGTTTTGCTAGTTTCCGTGTGTGAGGACCACAGAAACCACTCAGGCCGGATGGGCAGCCTTGGATCCAGCGAGGATCGGATATGTGTTCGTGGAATTCGATAACGTGGTCAGGTCGACCGGCGTTTTCGCGCTTGATGAATCCACTAGCACGCATCCCCCAATCCTCAAACCCATTCTCTTTAGAACGGATGAGGCGAGCTTTCTTTTGAGGTGGAAAGCTCTCAAGCCAGTTTTCAAACTTGTAACCCTTGGTAACGGGTTTGACAAGTCTAAGGAGTACTTCCATCGAATCATGCATGTTCCCCCAAGCCTTACGGGCTTCATACATGGCGACAGTTTCCCCTTTATGATCAACTGGTCCCTTGTGAAGTGGCAGTTGTTTGCCGACGCGTGAAATGAGTGATCTTACCTCATTACACGAACAATTGCCGAATACATGCACCTGAGTGCCATGTACACCGAAAAATGTTCGTGTACCGAACTTATCTTTGCAGACACTTTCACCCCATACGACTTTGAAGTCTTTGTGAATAGTGAATGGCATGCCCTTCGAAGTATAATCACCACAGCAAATGGCTTTGCGGGTGATGGAAGGGAATGCCCCTGCACCGCGTCCTAGGACTTGAATTCGCAGGCACCAATATGGATTCACTACTGTAAATAGTGCATTCCATAATATGTGAACTGCGAGTGCAAGCCAAAAGGATGAGCGATGTAGGACAAAGTGTGCCACTGTTCGAAGAATAAATTCCGTGAGTAGTCCAGGCCGGGAAAGTGAATATTTCCCAGATAGCATATCAAGGTGGGCCATTAGCATTGAGACTGCTATTATGGCTATTAGATGATAACGCTGAAACACATAGAAGGGATTAGCTTCATGCTTCAATATGAAGTCAAGTCCGAGGTCACCAGAGATGGAACTGAAGAAGAAGTCGATCGTTCCATCACCTACTGTTGCACCTAAAGGTCCAATCATAAGTAGAAATAAGAAACGACGGAAGACTTCCTCGCCAAGTGGTCTGATGATGAGGAGCATGAAAGTCATGTAGAAGTAGCGGAATGTGACAAGTGCTTTATGCACTCTCGACTCATCCGTTAGTGATCCATGGATTACTGACTCGTCTATTTCACGAGAAAGATGTGGTGGAAGTCCAAACTTCCGTACAGCTACGCCAGATGTGGCTTGTAAATGCCCCCGTAATACGGTGGCAACATATTGAGTTTTTGTCATCTCAACAGAGTGGGTGGCGGTGTACTTGAGCCAAGCATTTTTCATAACAATAGCTTGATCCCTGCCCAGGCGGTGCGCATGGTGCACAAGGAAAGCCCCATCGTGATAGTGTTCAGAAAGTTTGTTCCTTCTGGCAATCACGTTGAGGTTTGAGAAGACAGTGGCTTCGTTTTCTTTTGAAAACTCACTGAATTCTGTGCTATTGTATGAAGTTGAAGCTTTAAGCTGCATTTCTCTGAATGTATTTCTCGTGGCTTGTGAGGTGAGAATTTCATTCGTGTCAGGGATTTTGTAATCGCCGTCATCAACCTCATGCTCCTGCAAAGAGCGGTTGGCGACGATTTTAGTCACTTTCGGTTCAACCTCCGATTGTGACTTCGACTCATCCTGATTTGGGTCGGTATGTTTAAATTTGCATTTATCTCCGTATGTGCACTTGCCAGTTTTGGCATGCTGTCGACAGATCTTGTCTATCTGTGCTTCAGCAGGGTGTTCGAACTTGCACTTGCGCTTATGTTTCTTCTCATAGGCGCAAACGCCATTCTTCCAGTGTTTGCATACCTGTGAAGGTACACGTTCCGGGTGATCGAACATGCAAGGTTTACTATGTTTCGATTCATAGTCACACTTGCCCTTTGCCCAGTTGCGGCAGAGCTTTTTGGAAGCAGGTTGTTGCGTTGATTCAGTTGTCGGTGGTTTAATCTTTGTTTCCACTTGTGAGATTTTCACTGTTCTCACAGACGATGTTGATTCAATAAGTGCAGCTGGGACGAATGCTTCCGCATCCATGTCAGCTTGAGTCATGACACCTGTAGCAATAGTGTCACATGCATCCTTAAAGTCGGTTGCATCACTTGCCATTTCTGGGGTTGTGATTCTTCCGTCAACAATGAGGGGCAATGGTGCTACTACTTCATCTATTTGGATGATAGCATCACCATTGGCGGGCTCATCAACGAATTCCTTGAGCTCCTGAACAACTGGAATTTTAGCCTCTTCAAGTTGTACATAGGGATTATTTGCTTGAGATGGTATGGTCAATTTCCACATCTTACGTGGATTCCTACTTGGTCCCTCACCTGGGTAGCCGAGCGTACCATCAAAGACAGTTTGTTCATAGTCAATCCTAATATGTTTCTTTTTGCGGATTTTGAGTCTTTTGACTATGACTGCCTTGTCGACATGACGTTTTCGACGCGCCGTGTCTCGTTTATCCTCTTTCCGGCCATTGAAAGGTGGTGGCACGGGGAGTCTGGTACGTGGTGGTAGACTGAGGTTGAGCATTAAATTGCCTAAGTCCTCAATGTCCGGAATGTCCGTACAAACATTCCTAATAATCTTATGCTTTAACTCATCTGGAAGTGGAGTCCATCCAGTTGAGTTTGTCGGTTTGGGTGATTTTTTGCACAGATTTTGTTCAATTGTTACAAGTTGGGGGACGAGCCCGACTTTTCCCTCCTTGAAAGGTAGGGTAGACATAATTGGGGTACACCCTAAGATTTATGGCAAGATCTAGGACTCTTAGAGTCACTTTTCCTATTCGGATGATCGCACACTTAGTATTGGCGGTTGTGGATTGTCTGTTTTATGTAATGGTCTTAAAGAACTGACCGGTACCTGGCAAGCCAGGCGTGTGACATCGTACGTTTGTTAAGGATACTAGCGTAGCGTGCTTTCTCCGCGTATAATGCTATACACTGTGGGTGAATTAAATTGTTTAGAGATGGTTAGGTTATAATCCTATTTAATTGAGTCAATAGATTCGCTTAATGGTAGGCCACGTCGATTGTGACCGGCACATCGGCACATGCTGCACCACCCATAGTCACGCTGAACCCATTCGGAGAACTAGCGCTTCACGACCTTGATAGGTGGTACAAACATGTGCCGAAGACCATTTCAGCTTGTCATATGCCAATGACCCATTTAAATACCTGAACCCCTGCCAATAGGGGTGCACAAACAGTCGTGATGGAGTGTGCAGTTCCATCACGTTTCAGGGCAATTACTTGCCGTGAACCTTAATATACTGCAGAGCCTTTGCAAGGTCTGCAATATCTTCCGCATTATTAGCTTCGGGAGCAGCGACGACATACTTAATGTCATCTTGCTCAACTGGAGCGGGTGTAGTGCTGGAACAGCGGGTGAGTTTGGTCTCCTGCTGCAATGCCAGCTTAAGGGCTTGCTGTGTTGTACGATTCATGCTCTCAAGTTTGTTGGCTAGTGAATTAAGTTGGCCAGCAAACGAGTGCGAGGTCGGAACCTCGTAAATCATACAATCCATACGGTACCCTGTGATCATGATGCCACTCTCGAAAACTTCAAGAGTGCCACCATCACCATCAACATGCACGTCAATCAATTTGAAAGCGGACTGGGCAAGTGCCCTGTCTGCTTCAGATGATGCTGCGGTTGGCACCAAGTCAGTTGGTGTATTAAAACCGAGCCAGGAGTCGTGGACAGTGACGCCTCCTGTGACAGTTGTTGAAGTACCAGATAGTTGGGGTGCAATTCCAGTTCCTCCATCAGCCCCAATTCGTAGTAACAAATGGTATACGCCTTTGAGGCCCTGGGGGAAAGTGAAAGTGCGTTGTGTGAATGTAAGACCCCTTTCCACAAGGTTCGAAGCAGGTGACACATTTGGTACGGACAATATCGCATCTAAATTGACGGCACCTTCTTTCTGTAAGTGAAGGTAGCCATCAATGATTGGATGGAATTGTGGTACGCGAAATGCGAACCTGTAAGATACACTAAGCATACCGATGTTCTCGGTAGCCGTTCCATTATCTGTGATAAAGTAGAAACGGCCAAAGTCATGACTCTCTCTTTCGTTCAAGTCACTGTCATCTGTTCTGACACGTTTGGCATTAGTGTTATTCGGTTTGAACATCTTGTTTGGTATTCTCAGGGTGTGCGTTAACCACGCAGACCCCCCAGACACATACTCATTATTCATGAGCTGTGTTGATGTAGTGGGCACCGCATCATTCCAGTCGGGCTCCCAAAAGAGTGCGACCAGCCCAGGTGTTTGGGTTGATGATGTGGGTGTGAAATGGAAACACAAGTCCAATATCTCGAATAGTTCAAAACGTCGGGCAAGTGTTGCCAACCAAGGAAAAGTGTCTGAGTTGCCTGGATTCATGACGAACTCACGGGTATTGTATTCAGTGGTCATCGAAGTTGTAGCGTCCATGTAATCTACATGTGAGATTACAGTGGGGCGTGCAGTGGTTCGGTTGCCAGAGATGCGATACCCTGTGCTTGCAGGCGCTGTCATCAATTGTGGGGCACGGGAGCGTGTAGACTTCCGTTCCAACCACAATGAGTCAGCTGCTTCTGCAAAGCCGTTCATGTTTCCTTTCGCGATGTCGGAGATTCCATGAACCAGCTGGTTCACGTGAGCGGGAATACGCGAAGTATTTTCCCAGTCTGTACTAAGAAGGCCACCAGGTGGTGCTTTCTTTCTCCTATTACGTGCTCGTTTCTTGGGGCGAGCGGCAGCTCTGCGGGCTGCTCTAATCCCCTTTTGTTTGTTGTTTGGTTTTGCAACTTGTTGATTAAGCCACGACACAAGTCAATGTCGTGACAAATATGGTCGAATGGGTGAAGACCCATGTGTGGTTCAAATCCTGCCTTGTTGGGTAGAGGTTACACTTGTACCAATAAAGTGCAACTTTTCCCTTCAAGTCTATTACAGGAACCACCATTCACAGTTGGCAAGGCTGTGAAATTCCCAGACACGTTCAGTAAGACACGTTCTTAGGTAGTAGTTGTTGACCGGTACCCTCGCCCAATGGCAGGTGACGTAACCACACATGGGTCTTCACCCATTCGACCATATTTGTCACGACAT